GTGCTAAAGTTATGCATAATGGGCTTAATCCTAATGGTTCAAATTTTAATGACGACCCAATAGAACAAGCTAAAAACAGTATTTACAACATTCCTATTTTAGCCAAAGTTAGATTTGACGAAAATGGACAACCTCAATTTATGTCACATGAAATGCACATTGAAAAAGATTATAAAGATGATATTCGTTTGATTTATGATGAAATACCAATAGGATTTGTACCTGAAAATGCAAATTATGAAATCAAAGAATATAACAATAAAAAATATGTGTATGTAGATATTTTTATATGGCGAGGATATAGCAATTATGCTGAAGATATTGTTGAAAGAGATAAAGACATTAAGTTATCAATGGAAATTACTGTTGATAAATATGAATATGATAAAACTAATGGCTATTTTGATATAAAAGCTTATAGGTATAATGGTATAACTCTCCTAGGTAACGATATTGGAACAGGTATGTTAGATGCTTTAACTACTACTAATACTGATACTACTAATTTTAACGCTAATGTTAGTGTTGAGAATATAAAAGTTATAAAAGAAAAAGCAACTGAGATTATTAATCAATTAAAATTTGATTTACAAAATAATTATACACATCAGAAAGGAGGATTAGTCGAAGGGATGAATAAAGAATTAATTCAAAGTATTTTAACTGAATTTAATTTAACACAAGAACAATTAAATTTTGAAGTTACAGAAGAAATGACAGAAGAAGATTTTAGATTAAAAATTAAGGAATTTACTGAAACTAAAACAAAAGATAATGAACCATCTAAAGAAGCAGAGTCTGAAAAACAAGAAAATTTTGAAAATTTAGAATTTGCTACATATAATCAAAAGCGAGAAATTTTAAGAGGTTTATTACCAGATACATACGAAAGAGATTTACAAGGCAATATAATCAAAAGAATATATTATTATTTAGCCGATTTCGATGATAAATATATGTTTGTAGAGCAAGATATTTCAACAGTCGATACATACGTTTGTAATAAAGGTAGATTTTCTTACAGTTTTGATGAAACTAAACTGTCAGCAGAGTTAACAGGTGAATTTGAAAAAATGGTTGTTATTTGGGTTACACCAGAAGAAAACGCACTTATTCAACAAGCAAGAAACAGTTATGAATTATTAAATAAAGAACTTGAAGAATTAAAACAATTTAAAGCTGATACTGAAAAAGCTCAAAGAGATGATGCTGAAAAAGAAATATTTGACCAATTTGATGAACAATTATCAGAAGTTGAAGCTTATCAAAAGTTAAAAGAAAATTGTCAAGATATTAATATCGAGCAATTAGAAGAAAAATGTTATGGATTAGTAGGAAGATTGAATATTCAATTTTCAGCTGATAAGAAAGATAGCAATGTAATAAAACTACCAGTTATAAAAGATGACCCAATAGCAGATGATGGTTATGGTGGTTTATTATCAAATGCTTATAAAGAATAATGATAAGGAATTAATTAGATAATTGAGTTTAACAATTAAATCCTTATTTTATTTTGTTTATAAATAGAAATTTAAAAATTAGAAAATTTTACAGGAGGTAAAAATAATGGCAAAATACGCAGTAGTAACTACTGAAAGAACAAGTGCTGAGTGGAATGGTGCTTTAATAAAATCATTTAAATATCAACCAACTGGAGTTGATACAGCAATAGAAAATGGAAATTTTATAAAAGTTGATAAATTAATTACAGGAGAAAGAGAAGTATATAGTTGTGTGACTCCTGCTTCTAATACATCTTTAGATGAGGTAATATTAGTAACAACTCCAGAAGTTTTAGCAGATGAAAGGTTGAAGAATTTATCAGACTTTAGAAATGAAGCAGGTAAAATAGGTAGAGGAATTATGTTAGAAATCGGAAATATATTCTCCGTAACAGCAGAAGGATTC